AAGAGCAGAAGCATTTGTTACTTCAGGTGCAGTTATAGATGATATAACACTTTCTTGTACAAAATAGATTGCATAAAAATCTTTATTAGATTGTGCAGTAGTTGTGAACACTTCAGTTCCACTACCCTTCCCTAACATCTCAAAGAGTAGGGTATTGTCAGTATCGTATGAACTCATTATATTTCTTTTTAAAAATTAATTTCTTGCAAAGATATAAATATAACCATTTTTTTAATACCTTATTTTTATATAAATATTAAATTAAAAATTATTTCCAAAAACTATGTGTTTTTTAAATAAAAAATCAGTACCTTCACGAACTCTAAGAAGTATACTAACACTTCTTCTCGTTCTTACCCTATAGAAATCATTGTTGCTCATATCGCAACTAACGATTTTGTTACATAGCAACTAACGATTTTTTTAAATAGCAACTAACAATTTTAATCAAAACATACTAATTATAAAATTGAACTTCTAAATTTTTTTAGTAACTATTATAGAGTAGTTATAAAATTGAACTTTGGTTTTTGTTATGTACGTTTGTGTGGCTAAAAGGTTATAGGGCTTGAGTTTACGGAAATGAAACCCCAGAAAAAAAACTTATTAATATTTGCCAATATGTCATGCGTTAAACTGTTAAAAGTTTGCGAAAAACTGCCGGAAGTTTGCAAAAGTTGGTTCTAGTTTGAACCTAAACTGATACAAATACTTTGTTTTTATATCTTTTTATATCTTTTTTTATCTGTTTGAGTAAATCAAAAGAAAAAAAAGTTGATATACATAAACTTTGTTTAACAAACATAACTACCTAAATAAATAATTAACGTATATAAACAAAGCTATTAAACACACTTTAAAAGCTATTTAAAGCATTTAAAATATAATTTAATAGTAAAGTATACATATAAAAAAAAGACCCTTAAAAAAGAGTCTTTTAATATTGTTGTTTATTGTTTAATTAATATGTTTTTAGTTATTAATAGAAATTTTTATGCTTTTTATAGTATTATCATTGTTTAATAATTTTATTAAATTCTTATATAATTTTGTTTTTTTTGGATAATTGCAAAACTTATAAAAAAACTTTTCATTATTATTTTTATATTCAATTGTAAATTTGTGTAAATACATTTGTTTTTGTTTTTAGTTAGTTATTAAATCTTCCTCTAGTCTTTGTTCTAATTCATCTTGCTCTGACCATTCAAACAAATAAGAGTGTATCATGCCCTCATCATTCAATTTAAATAACTTTGCGTCAGTATAACCCCCTCTAACATCTGCACCGTTATGAATTTGGATTAAGATATAATTGTCTTCATTTATTGTTATGTTTGCACCTTGTAAGCATTGCGTTAAATCATTCTCATAGTTATAAGTATTCCAGCTGTTTTTAATTTTAACATTTGCTTTAATATTTAAATGTTTATATCTATCACCAGTATTGTCTAACCTTGTATCTGGCAAAGATTTAAGATGTTGCCACGCTTCTTTTGATACCCCATAAACAAAAATATCACCATTTATTTTAGCATCCCAATCTTGACAATTAGTATTGATTTTATTAAATTCATTGCAAATATCATCTAATTGTAATTCTGATAAATAATGAAATACACTTAAATCCCTGTAAATATAATCACCTTCTTTATATATATGCTCTTCTGGTTCGTTTTCAAAGTCTTCAATTGTTTTCTTTTGGTTTCTTTGCCAGTGCCTACCATCAGAAAATCCACTATCACAAATGTGCTTTCCAGTACATTCTGTAAGCATTTCGTAAATTAATTTTTTTGTTTCCATTTTATTATTTGTTTTTAGTTAGTTTTATTTATATTCTAGTTAATAATTCTAAAAAAAACACACCTAGAAAAATTGAACTTAGAAACAAAGCAAAGATATAAAAAATATTTTTTGCAATTTGTAAAGCTCTATTTTTGTTTTTTATAGTGTGTTTTTCAAGTATATTTAATTTAAATTTTTGCATTATTTTTGTTTTATTAGTTAATATTATTTTAAAAATTGTCTATTAAACACTCATTCATTTTTTTATAAGTGCAATTAGACAAAGCAAATTTTATATTTGGAAATTTTTGACTTGCAATTTTTTTAATTTCTCTGCTGTTTTTTTGTTCCCAAAAAACAGGTTTGTTTTCCCAGTCTGTTAAAGGAACCCAACAATCCAAAAAATCAGTATGTAAAAAAGTTATCCAACATTTTTCTAATTTATTTTGTTTTTCTTTTTCTTCTTCTTCTAATATCTCTAAAGCATAGATACAATGCTCTATTTTTTCTTTATCATCCCACATCATAACACCCTTTTGAATTTCTATATTTGCTAAAGTAGTTTTTAACCTTTCTTTTATTGCTTTTATATTGCAATCAATAAGTAAATTTTCTTTTCTCATTTTTTTAATTGTTTTTAATTTGATACAAATATAATACTTTTTGACAAAACAAAGTAAAAAATGTTAAAAAATAATATGTTAATTTGTCATGTAATTTATTGACATTTAACAAATTACTAGATTTGACACTAAATAAAAAAGTCGCAAAGGCAAACACTAGCAGTTCCAACAGTTTCGGCAGTTTCGTAACAGTTTCGTAGCAGTTACAAAAAATATTTTTAAAAAATTTTGTAAAAAAAAAAGAGCATAAATAAATATGCTCTTAATTAGTATTAACACAAGTATTTTAATCGCTTATAAGATACTTTTGCTTATTAGCCGACAAAGATACTAAAGTATTGCAATTAATCATTCTAAACTCTCCCTTTTGCATATCAAAGGCAGTTATTAAGTTATGGTCATCAGGATTAAACCTTAAGCCAACACCCTTAACACCTTTTTGCACTTGTAATCTTGCAGTCATTAGTCTGTGTGAGCCATCTTTTTTTATAAACTCTACACTAAATATCTTACAATTATTATTGTATATAAGATTTTTAGCTTGGTTAGTTGTAATAGTTTGCATAATTTATTGTTTTTAGTTATTATTATTTTTTTAATTTTATTAGAACAAAGGCATACCCCCTAGTACCCCCTGTACCCCCCTGTACCCCCTTATCCCCTATCACATTAACAAAATATTAGAGTTATTATTAAATAAACCCATAATAAAATACTTTGTGAGATAAAAGGTAATTCTTTTGGTTTTACTTCTTTCATTTTATTTGTTTTTAGTTATTATTATTTTTTACAAAGACCTCACCATATATATCAAATATATTGTTTAATACTTTTCTTTGTTGTTCTCTTTCATTATCATTCTTTTTTGATACTTCTTCTTTATCATTTACGTTAATATGTTTATCACCTAACATATCATTTAATTTATTTTTAAATTCATCTAGTTTCATTTTTTTTATTGTTTTTAGTTATTATTTATTTTTTCTTTTTTAATTAATTTTGATTTATAAGTATGATTTTTAATCATTAATTCAAATTTAATTTTTGCTTTTTCATATGTTGTAAATAAACCATTTGAACAAAAAGGATTATTTGTTGTTTCATATACTGCATATGAAATGCCATTTGCATAAGGTTTATTAAGTTTAATAAGGTTTACAAAACTTTCATCTTGAAAATTTGCATACTCTATTAGTGGGCTATTAAAAGCCCTTTTTGGTAATATTAAATAAGACATAATTGTTTTTAGTTAGTTATTATTTATTTATATAGTTTTTAAAAGCAAATTCAAATGCTTCTTTTCTGTCTTGGTTTATTGGTTTGTTATCTTCTTGTATTTCTTTAGTTTCTGTGCCATTTATAACACCACTAACAAAACCAAAACCATAAGTTGCAATTGCTAATATTATTGTAAGTATAAAGTCCATTTTATTTTATTTTAGTTATTATTTTTTACACAAAAAAAGTGTAATGCTTTCATCTCCATCATTCCATACTTCAATATCATCGAAAATAATATCAAAGTCATCATCTTCTCCATTAATATTATTACCTAACAAGTGTATGTACTTATCTTGATTTTCCACTTGTTGTAGTTCTTTAATAAATTCTTTTACTGTCATTTTTATTTGTTTTTAGTTTAACTTTTTTTATTATCGTTCAACACATATTTTGACATATCATTATTAATGATTATACGTTTTTTAAATTTATATTCATTAACGAAATCAACAAATTTCTTTTTGACTTCTTGTTTTCCTGAATATGCAAAATAGTTATTCAAATCAATTGTATTTTGTCTATACAATTTGTCTAATTCTTTTTTTTGTTTAAGCTCTGCAATCATATTTAGCTTCTTGTAATTCATATATTCTTAATTGGTCGTATTCATAATCTTCTATAGGTTCGCATATATCATCACAACAATTGCAAACATATCTATCTATAAAATCTCTCTCTTCTTTGCAAGTATCACAATGAGCTACACCATCTATAACCTCATTCTTTGTTCTAGTATCACATACATAGCAAAACTCTTGTAGTTCTTCCATACTATCACCACAACAATTGCTAACCATATCTATAAAATGTTGTTCGTAGTTGTACATATTAATTGTTTTTATATAATTCATTATACTTCATGTGTTCTTTGACATAATCTATATCATATTCTAATTCTCCTCTTTCATAAGATAATTGATTTTCATAAGTGTCGTATGGTAGTATATATTTTTCTATGTAATCTTTCATATTAATTGTTTTTAATTGTTTTTTTTGACAAATGTATAAAAAAATATTTAATAATCAACATTAATTTTAAAAAAATGTTAATAAGACAATTTGTCGCAAAATATAAGTGGTTAGTTTTTAGTTGTTTATGATTTTTGTGTGCAAAATCACCCTTCAAAAATACCTAGCAGTTTCACAGCAGTTTCACAGCAGTTTCACAGCAGTTTTATGTACCACTCTAAAGTTTCAATGCACTCATCAAGACCTTTGCAAACAACAGCGTAGTAACCTAGTTCGTTTAAATCTTCTATCCACTGCTTCTGATGTTTAGTTGGATAGCATTTCTTGTCTGCTTTTATTTCTATAAACAGTCCTGCATATTGTTTATTTGTTTTTAGTATTTGCATATCAGGAAAACCCTTAACATAGCCAGTCTTCTTAGCTAATATTGCTTGTTTCATTGATGTTCGTATGCCACCTAAACTGGCACAGTATCTAAGATTTGGGTATTGCAACTTTATATATGTACAAAAAGAAGATTGTACTGTTGCTTCTTTATTCATTATAGGTTGTACCTTTAATAAGCTGATACATTAGTGGTTGTGATACCTCGTACTTTCTTGCTAATGCAGAAACTGATATACCCCCCCTATGGTACTCCCCCCTTATCCCCTCTGCTTCTTGGAAGGTAAACTTTCTTTTAGCATAGCCACCACCTCTGCTATCTTTTCTGTCTGATGTTTTTATCTTTCTAATTTTAGGCATAATTAAAATCTATCTGTTGTAAAACCATACTGGTCTTCTACCTCTACATCTGTTATTGTTATCACTACTTTTTCTAATCTTTTTTTATTTAGATAACATATTCTGTTTTTTATAACCTCATCTTGTTCTATAACTTTTTTGTCATCTGTTAGTGCAAATGTATCTATTACACCATTCTTACCTCTAGTTGCTTTTCCTTTGTTTCTTATATTGTATTTTACAAATACTCTATAGATTGGCTTTTGCATCTTCTATCTTCTCTAGCTCAAATTCTAAATGAGCTATAGCTTTCTTTAGGCAATCTACTGGTGTATCATGCTTGTGATAGCTTCGTAAGATGTAGGTCGTGGCAGTTGCTAAGTGGTAAGGCAAATCAAAGTTATCACAAACTTTTCTTGCTTCATAACCATTTCTACCTTTGTAGTAATAAGGCACTCTGTTATCTCTGTTCTCTTGTCTTACTCCTGTTGGAAATAATCCACCTGTAACAGTTTCATGCTTTTTTTCTAAACCTAATTCTTCTTTACTCATCCTCATTTTAGGGTTAATATTTGTTGTTGATGATGTGTTTCTATCAAACTCATAGTAATATTTACTTTTTCCTGACATAATTTATTTTTTGTTTTTACAAACTTAATGTTTTTTTTTAATTTTTATTTTTTGTAAAATATATTTATTAAGAATTAGTTGTTAATTGTTTAGGTTCAGGTCTATAGTATGGTACAATTCTAGGGTCTGCACCATTGTCTACCTTTGCTCTTGCGTTCCATATTAATTGTTTATGTTGCCTTAACCATTTCATATAAGTTGGTACATTAAGATGTATAAAATCACCATTGTGCTGACTTCTTACACCTAAACTAAATGCATTTTTAGCATCATCAAAGTAAAAATTTTTGTAAACTCTTTGTAAATCATCAGCTAAACTTTCTGCTAACACCTCTAATGTTTCTTCTTCTACATTGTGCTGACCTAACTCAATATAGGTCTTACTTAAAATGTCTATGCATCTTATTACTAAATCTGATTTTGTCATTGTTTTAATTAACTTCATATTTATTTTTTAATTTTTGTTTAACATTTATGTTCTTTTGTAAATGAGAATGTATTTTACTCATGCCCTTTACATTTTTTTTTCGGTTTCTCTCCCAATTTCTAATAGCAGCTTTCCAATCTTTCATCTTTGTCTTACCAACCATCCAACCCTTGCTCTGATAAAAATCATAGAACTGCTCTGCACTTATTCCATTATCCCTTAAACGACAATAGTCTTCTATCTCACTAACTAAAGGAACAATAAAATTTTTTCTTTTTTTTATTTTTTCTTTTATTATACTTGTATTATTAATACTTGTATTATTATCCTTAAAGTTTTCTTTAATACCCCCCTTTAAGTTTTCTTTAATACCCCCTTTAAGAATACTTATATACCTCTTATCAATTTCTTTAGTACCCTCTTTATAAGTGTAACTTGTTGATACATAACCATTTACCACTAATTCGCTTATCCATTTAGAAATAGTAACTTTACTCTTCTCATAAAGGTCAGCAAAATACTTATTATTTGCAAAGCAAAAACCATTCTCATTTGTAAGACAAGTAATCTCACCATACAGCAGTTTCGCATTGGCTGATAATTTTTTATCATATCTGACCTCTGCAGATATTATAGCATAGTAACTTGGTTTCTCTTTCATAGTTGTAAAAAAAGAGGGAAGGCAAAAACATTTAATATTATGAAAGGCAATATTGCCAACCTCCCCTCTGTATTGTTAAAATGGTAAATCTTCTTCTGTTTTAGTATTATCTACTGTTTCTTGTTTTGGTGGCTCATATGTGTTTTCATAAGCATAATGAGTAGCACCTTTTTCAGAAGGTTCTTTTCTTTCACATATTACAAGTGATACCCACCCTTTATTCTCTATTGCTTTTAGCTCATCCATTTTAAAGTTAGCTACAAGCATAGAACCATATTGAGTTTTTATCTCTTTAATGCTACTAGGCAAATAATTTTTCTCTTTTTTCATTTCTTTGTTTTTTAAGGTTATATAATTTGGTTAATTCTAAATTGTTTACTCTGTTTTGTTTTTCCAAAGCATCAATCTTCTCATCTAATGTTACACTATCTATCTTACTTAAAATTGTTTTATAAGTTTCTGAATCAGTTATATAAGTTTTGTAGAAAAACTCTACTTGCCTATAATGATACAAGACAGATGCATGATGCAGATTAGTTATACCACCAATCTCCTCTAAAGATAAATCAAATATTGTTCTAAGTACAAAAATATACATACGTTTAGCTTGTATAAAATTTTTCTTTCTTGAACCTAAAAATATTTCATCTTCTTTTACATTAAATTTGTTTTCTAATTCTTTAATAATTACATCGTGAAAGTAACTACTAAACTTTAGTTTTCTTTTATTGTTCATGTTTTATTATTTTAAATCGTATTCTATTATATCTATTACATCTTTTACACTCATATTAAAGTGGTCGGATATAATTCTCATGTGATAGTATCTTAATAAGGTAGTGTCTAAAATATATCTCCTAGCAGTTACTTCACTTATATCAAGTAAAAAAGAAAACTGTCTAGTAGACATTCCTTTAATTCTTAAAAATGCTTCAAACTCATTATGAGCTTCTCTTATCTGTTGGAATTTATATTTTTTTGTCATTTAAACATACCATTTCTTACCATCTGTTTATATTGGTCTTTAGGGTCGCTAGGTACTTGGTTCTCTAAAATATATAGTATAACCTCTTCTGCTTCTAATTCAGTATAGGTTGGTAATTTATTTAAGATTTCTTGTTGTTCATCTAGTGGTAAAGCCGACCTGTGTATTCTTGTTTCAATGGTAGCCATTTGAAATAAAGTTATCTCGCATGGCTTACCATCTAACAAATAATCTAACAAGTCATCATTCACTAATCTACTATCTCATCTTGCCCAAAGACACCTTGCTCATAAAACCCTGCTATCTTTAGAACAACTCTTGACATAGCTCTTTTTTCTGCCATAGCAACAGGAAACTTTTTTCCACCTCCCATTAAATTAGCATCAGCAGCTTCACCAAAAGACATCATGTTACGAACATCTTTGTTTTTAGTTTTCATTGTAGCAACAGCTTTTATTACAACACCATCAGCATCTAACTTTATAACATCATATGCTACAGTAATACCCTGTTTGCTTACAATTTTATCTATACCAGTTCTTGTAATTATGACAAAACCTCTTTTGTCTTTGTAAACATCTTCTTCAACTAAATTATTTTCTAAGAATAATCTTCTTAAAGCATCCTTTCTAGTTTCTTTTGTTTCTTCTGGTTGTTCAATTGTTTTATTTTTTCTACTCATTTTTTTTATTTTTAGTTAATAATGAGCAAAAGTATAAAATTGAAATTAACTACCAAACTTTTTTAACAAAATTTTAAAAATAATGTGTGATTCTTGCTACTTGACCTGATTTTTTCTCATGTAAAAACCCTTCTACAGCTTTAGGCACACCAGTAAAACCTTTTCTACTATGCCAACTATCTGTTCCTGATGGACTTCTTAGGTATTCTACAGTAACACCCACATAATCTTTAGCATCTAACCACTTGTGCTTTACTTTATGGTGTATATGATGTAAGTAAAAATACCTATACTTAGTGTCAGACCACATTTTAGGTTGTTCTTGTGCCATCAAAAGAGGTAAGTTTATCATTTTAGCACCATCACCATGCTCTAAACCAATTAGATTACTACCATACTGGTAATATTTTCTGTGTGCTACACTAATATCAAACTGTACATCATCATCTTTTCTAAACCAACTCTTTAATGCATGAGCCAAATGAAAACCTGACTGGTAATCGTGATTACTCATACTATGTAATACATCTACAGGTGCTATTTGTCTTAACATTTCTATACATTTTACATAAAGCATCAATGCAATCTCAAAATGCTCCCACCATTTACCATCAACATCTTGTCTTGTACCTGCTGTTGTTTGATTGTATACGTTGTCAATGTGCAATATATCGTTCCCTATGCAAAATAAAACCTTTTCTATAGCAAACCCTTCTGACTTCTGCAAAAGTCCTTGTATACCCTCTAAAACACGATTTACAGCAGTTTCACAGTCATATGCACTACCAGTTTCTAATTCTTTAGCATATTTACCTATATGTATATCAGCAGGATTTACAACAAGTAAATGATTGCTATCTTTATCTCTTTCTATTTTTGTGTAGGTTGGAGAGTAGTCTTCTATTAGGTCTGTTATCTTATTTAATATTTGGTCTTCAGCAATGCCATACTCTTCTTTTGTTACTATAGAGAATCTAAGTTCTCCCTTCATGTTTTGCCAATGCTTAACACTAACTACTTCCTTCTTGTCTATACCTCTCTCTTTTAAATGTAGGTCTAGTGCAGTATTGCCATTTATGTTGTCTACATCAGTTCCTCTGAACTCATATATTAAATCTGCTTCTTCAGCAGATAGTCTTAATCTTTTACCTTTTCTTTTTTCTGTCATGATTTTTAATTTTTAGTTTTGCTAAAAGTATGCAAAATAATAGGTGCTTTTAAAACAAAAATGGGATGTTATTAACACCCCACTCTTGAAACTAAAAACAATTTTCAACCAGAATAGGTTGATAGAAGTGCAAATGTAATTATTTTTTCTGATTACAATCGCCCTTTTGACAATTTTTTTCAAATACTGAAAACAATAGTGGTAAGATTGCTAAAAAACTTAAACCCAAATTCATAATAGTGATGCCATTTAAAGATATATCTGCACTAGCAGCTATAACTAAAACACCACTTATAGTTCTCTTAGAAGAATACTTACCTTTAGTGTCTTTGAAAAGTTCTAATACTGATTTTATTAATTCAGTAATAGGGTTGATAGCTTGTTTTACTAAGCTACCTGTTATCATATCTACTATCTTACTCATTATTTTTTAATGTCAGCAATTCCCTGACCTAAAATTAAAGTTAGTATTGCATAGTAAACCTTTTCAACTTCTGCTTCTGTTAAACCTAACTTTGCTGCTGCAAATGGTACTAAAACTGCTGAAACTGTATACCAAAACTTTTTTGAGTTAAACATCTTTTTTAACATTTCCATATTTTTATTTATTTAAATTAGTAATTAATACAACCAAATAACTGGCTGTACCTTATCTTGGTCTGCATCTACATGAATAAAATTCCCTTCCTTACTCAAACCAATTCTGACAAACCCTGCCTCTGCAAGACCACCTAAAATCAATGCTCTCTGATATGAGTCTTTACATTCTATATCACAAGCTATGCCTTTTATATGGCTGCTAGAAGGATTTTGTATTGACAGGGGGTGATTTGGACACCTATACCCTGATGTTATTTTATATTTAATATTACTGTAAGACCTAGCTCTATCTAAATCTTCTACAAAGTCTAAGTCAATCATGTTAGTTTTACAACCACATTTACAAGCAAACTCGCTTTTCTTAAAGTGTTCAAATTTCATTATTTGCCCTGTCCTCTTTTAGGTTTTTTATAGCCATTCTGATTTACACTAGCATTTTTAGAATGTACTCCCTTTCTCTTTTTGTTTTTCTTTTTTCTGTAAGTAAATACTATCTTAGCCATAATTATACACTAGCTACAAATATTTCTACATCTAAAGTAGCATTTGCTTTTACTTGTATACTTCCTAAATCAGCCATAGTACCAAAACTAGGAGATGTATCTGCTTCTCCTAATAGTATATCATCTGCACCACCTAAAATATGTGATTGTCCTGCTTTTAATTCAACTTGATACAAACTATTAGAAGCTACACATGCCAATTCTAAAGTGTTTGTAGTGTCTAAGTTAGTTACTCTTATATACCTAACATCTTCTTTATCTATTTGAACTGCACCACCATAAGAATTAGCATCAAAAGCTGCTAAATAAGTTACTTGACCTGAAGTACAAGTTACAATCCTTTCATATACATTGTTAATTCCTGTAGTTGTTACAGTATTTGTTGTTCCTCTAATTGCACCATTTAAGGTTACACTCTCTGTTAAAGTTGTTACTAAGTCTGCCATTATTTTTTTGTTTTTGTAAATTTATATATTGAGAATCCTATCGCCATTAGTAAAGATACAGTCGTTAGCACCTCATTTACTGATGCTAAAGATATACCTATTGCTCCTGCATTTGCCACCCCCACTTGTATTGTATCTTCAATTGTTTCTTTCATTGTATTTTTATTATTAATTGTCATATCCTACTCCTATTCCTAACTTAAAAAATGTCGTTGCTGCACTTGATGCTTTTACCATAGCAAACAAAACATCACCCTTTGCTAAACTTGTTTCAGGGGATGCATTAGTTACAGACTGTAAATTATCATTGCTTGACTGTCCTGTTATGCTTAATTCGTTTAACAAAGTAGGTGTTACTGTATCTGTGCTACCTGCAACAAAAGTTTGTTTACACAAAGCAACTGTTATTGTTGCTCCTGTAGTAGCATTTGCCCACATTGTTATTGTGTTTAAAGTACACGCCTGATGCATAACAAATAATTTTACTTTAAAAAAATCTCCTACATCTAAAGTTGCGTTACCTATTGTATTTGCACCATAATCTACATTATACTGATTTGGTGATTGACCATCAGTCATGTTTGCTGCATAATGATAATTAGAATTGCTTAATGTAGCATAACCTTGTATGTCATATGAATCTACTTTAATTAAGTTTTTCTTTACCCATAACAAACTACCATCAGTATTGTTTGTACCACTACCAACTGTTTTGCTCAATAACGTATCATTTGTAGCAGACTCAAAACCTTTTGGGTTGTGTCTGTTTACATCAGTTAAATTTTTATGTTCGTTTGCTGCCATGTTTATTTATAAAATTATTAAATAATATGTCAAGTATATTTTTTTCTTTGTCTATTTGTTCTAGCTTTCTAATAGCCCAATTAATTCCACTCGTACCTCCCCAACAATCCCACATTAGTCCTCCACAGCCCTCATCGTAAGGAACATCTTTATGTTGTTGGTGTCTTTTAAACGATGCCATACGAGCTATGGTATCTCTTGATAAACTTTCTCTATTTGCTAATTGCCTAGCTCTTTTTTTTCCTACATCAGTACCACAAGAACCCCATCCATTTTCTTCTACCCACTTTAAAGCTCTCTTTGCGTTGTTAGTTGCAGACTGTGGATAGTCATTATATGTCTTTGCATAGTAGTCCTTGTTAGCAGTTTCACACGAATTTTTAGTTTCGTACTGACACTTGCCAGTTTCACCAAATTTCCATAATCCATTTTCACATTCGTAACAAGGCATATCTCTAAATTTTAACAGTCATCACATGGACAGAAATCTCTCCAACTATTATAGTTATACGTTCTTGGTCTTGAGTATATGCTATCATACATAATGATACCATGATTTTTGTAAGCATATCCTCTTGTAGGTCTATCAGACTCATATGTAGGATATAAACCATTTTGGTCAGAATCTTCCATATAGTCAATCATATCTTTTAAATATATTTCTGCTTTTCTGTATGTATCTTGCTTATATGCATTTAACTCTGAAGGGTCTACAATAGTAGCAAACTCATCTACATTATGTACAATACCCATACTACTACTATTGCTTTGCACTTCATTTATAACCTCAAACCTTACAAACCAACATAAAGTTCTAGTCATAAAATCATCCATAAGTGTCTGATTAGCAGTAGTTAAAGTGCCATTATTGTGTTGTGTCTTTAGCTCTTCATAAAACTTTTTACCAATAGCAGGTTTTATGTGTGCTAATTCTGTAAGCAAAATAGTATTGTTAGATATTAGTGCAGGGTCTGTGTTAGCATTTGTAAAACTATTACTAATTACTTCTCCTGCAGTTACTAAAGGTATATATTGATTTACGTTTGCCATATTTATTCTTCTTCGTTTTGTGATTCAACTTGTGTTACTTGCAATTCACTCTCACTATCTCCTTTACCATCTCCATCATTATCTCTAGTTACAATAATTTGCTCTCTGTCAGTTATGAACATATCTCCTTCTTCTAGCATAGGGAAGTCCTCATCTAACATTTTTCTTTGCTCATTAATTGTAAGAATCTTAGTAGGGTCTAATTGAGTTGCAAAAGATACTGGTGGCTCGTATTGTATTAATAAGTCTTCTCTTGCAAAACCCATCTCTTTTAAAAGTATGTCTTTTATACCATCTAATAATAAATCAGATGTATCTTTAATTACAGTAGTCATTGCCATATCATATGCAATTCTAATCTCACTTCCTGTGTTGTTCATCTTACCTGAACTAACAATACCTGATAAAGCAGGTTGCCATCTATGTGCTGTAATTATGTTTTGGTCAGTAATTTTTTGTAAGTCTAACCAACTACCATCTTGGTCATCTTTTATTATAGAAACATTTGCAGGTGAAGTATCGCCATTCTTTACAATAAACATAATCTTGCCATTGTTACCTTCTCCAACAAACTTTTTCTGTGCTTCTTTTACTAATTTTTTTGCTTCTTCTTCTCCCATATCTCCTGATATTTCTACAATAGCAGAAGGTTGAAAACCATTTTGAAACTTAGTGTGATTCCATTTACCTATCTCATAATCTACAGCTATGTGGTCAAGAGCTGCTACATAGTCAGGTAAACCATAGTAAGAAAATGTAGGTTCATAATCTTTAAAATGCATTACAAACCTTTTGCCTTTTAAATTAGGGTAAAGAGGTATTGTTTGTGTTTTGTCTTTCATTGTATTGTACTTTGCCCAATCAGGGTGTACATATACTTCTTTCTTGTTTTTAGCCATTCTAACAGTAGTTGCATCTATATGGTATAGGTTTACCCCACCATCATATAAAACACCCTCTACATAAGCATTACCAAAAGTATAGTAATCATCAGCTAACTTCTTATATACTTGTCTTAAAGTTTCTTTGTCAGCATTTACATCTTTTATATATGCTTGTATATCTTGATTGTTTGTTACAAATTTAGCACCACTTGTAAACACAGTCTTTTGTGCTAATACACTTCTGTGTGTAGAAGATTTACGTTTTAGTTCTGCTAAATATTGTGGAAACAAATTGTTGTTACCAAAAGGTATGTACTTAGTTAGTACCTTTGATAAGTCTTGTGGTTCTTCTACGTTTTGTGGTACTGCTAAATCAAAAACACCAAACTCAAAAGTATTACTCTTCTGTTGAGTCTGCTTTCTTACTTGACTTTTTCTTGCTTGTTTTCTCTGACTCATCTTTTGTTTTTGTTATTTTTTCTATTAAATTACTAAGCCCTGCTTCTTCGTAAGCATAAGCTAATTCTTCTTGTGTTGCTTTCGCCCAAGAAATACTAAAATCTCCTTTGTAAGTTCTACCTGAAGATAATTTTGCTTTGTAAGTTGCCATAATTGTATAAATTTTTAAATGTGATAAATCTACAATTTTTTTGTTGCAATCACACATATTAAAAAAAAAGATATTAATAGGATTTACAAAACCTCAGTTTATACCTATTATGTATCTAATTAGTATTAAGAAGTAGTTGCAGTTAATGCTGAAGTACTTACAGTTAATGTACCTGTGTATAATCTAGGTAATTCAAACTGTCTTGACATTAAGCTAACTGTTATACCATTCTCATCTGAATAAGCTGCACCAGTTCCACCTTCCATACTTGCTAAATTTAAGAATGTTTGATTTCTAGCAGCATTAATTTCATTTTCATATTTTTCACTAACACCTAAAACCAATTCTTTACCATTAGTATCAATAGCAATTGCCATCATGCAAGTATTCAACATTTTTTGTAGCTCACTAAATTTATCTTCAGCAATTTTAGGTAGCATAAAAGATAACCCACATTCAAATGAAGTTGAACCATTTTCTTTAGTTGCATTTATTGTTAAAGCAGGAGTTTCGTTTTTAAATTCAAAAACAAACCAACTTGCTGTAGTACCTCCTGTATCAACTATACTGCTAATACCATGCTTACCTGTTGAATTATCATATGTAATAGCATCACCATCAGCCCATGAACGAAGACAAATTTGCTTAATACCACCTGTTGCTTGTAAATCTGTACAACCAACACCTAATCCATTATCTATAGCCATATTATTATTATTTATTAAAAGTTATTAAAAAGTAAAGTAGAGAGAGCTTTTACACTCTCTCTATATTACATTATTGTTATTACTCAATGATTCCCCATTGTACAAGTGAAGGGTACAAGAACTGTACACCTAACTTAAAGTAACCTCTAAAGAACATTTTTTCTTCTAAATCATCATAGAATACTTTAAATGAACCTTCAGGGTCAGTTACATCAGAACCTATAATTAAGTTCTCTGTTGCACAATAACAAGCACCATTAGTGTAGTTAGTACCTCCTTTTTCAAACATTGTAGGGTTAGTATCAGATAAGATAGTATCCCACTCATACATAGGTACAATTTCTACACCTCTAAACATAACTCTTCTTAATCCATCTACTTGATTAACAATTGCTAAATCTGCAGAAGAACCTTCTAAGTTTGCTAAATATGCATTAAAGATTTTTGGAGTTACAAAAATTTTCTTATCTCCAGAAGGAACTTGCTGTAGGTTTGCAGGAGCATTGTCATACATTGTTCTAATAAGACCAATTGCATCTGCTGCTGTTGGAGCTGCTTCAGTACCTGCATATTCAGTTCTAGCTGCTAATACAGTTGCATCTGCACCCATTAACTTCATCCAACCATCAAAAGCAGTATAACCAGAAGTTGAACTATCACCACCCCAAGCTAATCTTACAACATCAGAACCAATACCTTTTACAGCACGATTTACGATTGCATCAGCTAATTGAGTACCTTCTAGGTTCATTACATCTACACCATTTCTGTACATTTCTTCAATGTAAGTTCCAAAGAACTCATCAGTACATTGCTCTAAAGCAACTCTACATCTACCTGCAGTAATTGTTTTATTATCAATGTTAAATTGAGTAGAACCACTTGTTGCAGAACAAGCTGTGTAAGGGTCTACAATTTTAGTTAGAGCAGCAGAAGTGTAAACATTCATTTTATGCTTAACATTAGGGATAACTCTGTAGTTACGCATTAAATCATCACTTCTAAATACTGGCTCATAAAAGATTTCGTTTAAATTAGCACCTCCATAAGTTGCGAAAGTACCTTTATTTGCTACGTTTGCCATTTTTTATTTATTTTAGATTATTAATTATTAAATTTTGCTCTAACTCTATCAGCTAATGCATTGTAAAAACTTGCATTACCATCAACAGTTTTATTTTCAACTACAGCAGGGTCGCCTTCAGTTACTACTTCTGTACCTTTAGCATCTGCTTTGTTTAATAAAGCATTTAGTCTTTCTATTTCAGTAGAAAGAGTTTCGTTTTCTCCTTTAGCAGAAGTTAAGTCTTCTTCTAAAGAAACAATTTTACTATTTAAGTCAGTTACACTTGCTTCAAAAGAAGATAATTTGTTTGATATTTCTTCATTATCTGAAAGCATAACATTGACTTCAGTAACAACATCTTCTGATGTATTTTCAGCTCCTTTTACAGAGTTTACAATCTCATCAACTTTGTTGTTAAACCAATTTTTTAACTCTTCAGTCATTTTTTTGTTATTTACGTTAATATTTAATTTATTATGTATTTGTTCAGTAGTAATGTTTTTGAATTTAGAAACATCATACTTAGCTGCTACTTTAATAGAATCAGATATAGAATCTATAAACCCAAGCTCATATGCTTCTTCAGCATTTAACCAAGTTTCTTCATCCATCATATCAGTAATTCTATCTAACGACAATCTTGTTTTTCTTTTGTAAATATTAGCAATTTCACCACTAATTTTTTCCAAAACTGATGCAGTCTTTCTCATGTCTTCTGCCTCACCCATTGCACCACCCCAAGCATTGTGTATCATAAAAAGAGAATTTTCTGCCATAACTACCTCATCAGCAGCTAAAGCTATAACACTACCCATACTTGCAGCTATACCCTCAATATATGCAGTAGTTTTTGCTTCTCTCTTTTTTATTATATTGTACATAGCCATCCCATCAAACACATCACCACCTATACAGTTGATTCGTAAATTAACAGGAGTATCTTTGTACTCTTTCATTTCTGCAATAAAATCTTGTGCAGTTATTCCATATGCACCAATCTCATCAAAAATGTATATTTCTGCAACAGCATCTGTTGCTTTTCCTTGTATATTGTACCATTTGTTATTCATAGATGCAAAATTAAAATCTAATAGACTTATAATCTACCTAATTTGTGGAAAAAACTTTTAGTAAGTTATATTTTCAGATGCTTTAGATTTTTTTCTGTATTTATATACTATGTTTTGTGCTTGACTTTCACTAATATCATATTTATATGATAAATCCATAAAGGTATGTGTTCTGTTACCTTTATTATGCACTAACCTTCTGTCAAAGTCAGCTATTAGCATATAATTTCTTAGTCTTTTAGGTTCTACCATACCTCTTTCAACTAAGTGTCTTAATATATCTTTTTGTGTAGCAGTTTCACCAAACCTTTTAGAAATTTCTATATCTAACAATTCTAAGTAGTCATATACTACATCTACTTTATTTTGTCTTTTTGACATTTTTTTTAGGTTTTTCTTTTGACCACTCATCACACATTGTATTCCAAAACTTTACAACAGCATTTCTACACGATGAACAATTAATATCTTGTTTGTGTGTAGGAAAATATTTATGCCACAAACTATACATAACATTTATTGCATCACCTTTGTGTTGGCTAAAATTTGCGTTGTAACTTATGTTTTCTGCTACAGATTTTATAATAATCTCTCTGTCTGTCTTTACAACAGATTTTGCTATTTCTTGTATATTCATATTGTTATTTTGATTACCACTTACCTTCAGGACACTTGCCATACCAGTCAGCTTTTAGTGATGTCTTTGCATCTAGAAAACAAGAGCATTTACCACATCTTGAACCTATATTAATAACTGGTTTTTTAAGCATTAAAAAGTTTCTGTAAAAAGTACATTTTTTACAAATAGCTAATCTTTCTAACTTAGTTTTTTTATCAACAAACATTTGTTAAGTTTTAAAATGTTGCTTCAGCTTCTATCACAGACACAGTATTTTGTACTTGTGATATATCTGATTCTACTACGACTACTTTACTTCCCTGTCCAATTGCACCCATCATACCTGCTTGACTTGTTGCATTAAACTGTGATTGTGCAAATGATGGCATATTCATTAAACCACCATCAGCAAACTTTACACCACCACCTGCAACATTCATTGCAGATAATTGGTTTCTAAACATAGATGTACTACGTTTATTTATAACTGCCTCTCCTCCCTCTAATTCTACTACTCTACCACCTACTGCAAACTTCTCTCCACCTTGTGCATGAGATTTTCCATGTACCATACCACCATGTGCATATTCTTCTATCATACCACCTTTAGCAAAAGTGTTAGGTATTTGTGCTAGAGCTTGGTCAAATAAACTAGAAATAACATAACCTATACCTCCTGCTACAACAAGGTTAAATGGAAATGGTACTTTTTTCATAATTTGTACAATTTCTTCAGCTACAGCTTCCATTGCTCTAGCTCTTACTACAGACTTCATAGATTCTATTGCACTTTGACCACGCAATGCAGCATGGGCTATATCTTCTTTAAATTCTTTATCTTTTTGTGCTTGAGATTTTTCAGATAATTTAATTTCTAAATCATTATATCTTTGTATTAAAGCCATTCTTTCTTCTACAGACAACTCCATGTTTTCAAGTTGTTCTCTAATTCTATTCATTTCAGCTCTATGCAAATCTTTCCTAACCTTATCTGCTTCTATATCATTTAATAAACCTTGCTGTAATAAATTAAAACGAAAATTTAATATTTCTTCATCAATTAATTTATTTAGATTTTTTTCTTCTGTATTTGCTTTTGTTGCTTTTGTGTTTTCATCAAGTTTAGTATTAATCTCATCTAAAGAATTTTTCTGTAAATTAGCAATATCTTCTTGTGTATAACCTAAAGAATTTAATTGCTCTAAAAGAACAGCCCTCTCTTCATTTAATTCAATGTTTTGATTTTTTAAAGGTATATTTTTTTGTTGTAATGTGTTTATTTTGTTTTCTAAATCTATTTGTTCTTGAGTTTTAGCTATTACTTTTGATGTTACATTTTCTTGTATTTGACCTTCAGCATTAAGCATTTTTATTGCATTTGCTTGTTGTTGTGTGTTTACATAGTTATCAGCATCAGTTTTTGACTTTTCATCTAATAAGTCTTGATTTTGTTGTATTACTGAATTGTTATCACCTAATGATTTTGTATTATCATCTATTTGTTTTTTTAATTTATTTAATTGATTAACTAATTTTACAGCTTCATCATCAGCTAATAAAGCATGTCTTGCAATAGCAGCATCTAATGCTTGACTATTTAAAACCAAAGCACCTGTTTCTTTATTTATAATTTTTATAGAATCACCTATATTTTCTTCTAATTCTGTAGTTACTAAATTAAATTTTGTTTTTTCTTCTTTTGTTTTATCTACTATAGAATCTAATCTTGCGTATTCTGTAATTAGTTCTTCTGTTCTTTTTTTCTCTTCTAAATGCGATTTAGCAGTTTGTACTATTTTGTCATTTAAACTATCGTAACCTTCTACAAAAAATGTTATTTTATTTATGATTTCTGCTAAATTATCTATAAATGCCTGATAACCTCTTCCTAAAAAAGATTCTGTTATTACTATTTGTAAACCTTGCCATGCAGATGTTAATCTTAAAAATGCTCCTTGTAAATTATCACCGACAATTTCTGCCATTTCTGAAGCTGCACCATTTGCATTTATCATAGCATCTCTTAAAGAAACAGTTGCATCCTTACTTGTAATCATTTGCTCAAAAGCTGCTGCTTGTCTTAAATCTACAACTTCCATAATTTGTGCTAAATCACCCCCCTCTTCACTAAATTTAGTTAAAGCAGGTACTAATTCATCTAAAGAATGTATGGTTTTACCAAATGATTTTACTAAATCAGAATTTGGGTCTTGCATTTTTAAAAG